AATAGTATTACAATAGGAGGTGGATGTGCAACTCTAAGTGACGTTCTATTCACAGGTGATGCATCTTCTGGAACAAATGTTATTAGTAATATAACAGTTACAAGTATTGGCAAGACACTTGCTGATATTAAGAAAGGAGATGTTATATCTGTTATTACAGATGCATCACCTCTAAAAATGAATCAAGATACTGCTGTTGACTTTATATTTGGCGGTGCTATCTACTTAACAAAACCTATAATTGGTTCTACCTTTGGAAGTGGAGTTTTATTCAAGGCAGGTAGGAATGAAAAACTCACCACAACTGATGGAACTGGTAATACCACATTTGATGTTGATACATGCTCAGGCACAACATCAATTGGTACACATGCTGGCAGATTTGATCTTAACCTAGCATGGTCTAGTCTTGGTAGTATTAATAACAATACTGCTTTACAACCAGAATTGGTTAAAGATGATATCATAACATATGGTTACTATGCAGATCCACAGTCAATAGCGGAAAATGGTCCTAACACAACTATTGTATCAACCGCTGCTGGTAACAGTCAGACTGAATTACAAATTACAGTTCAATCTCTTGGAGAAGGAACTGGTAAGTTTGCCTCAGGTGATTTAATCGCTGTAGGACCTCTAACATCATTCTCCACTAACACTGGTCAACTTGAATTTATGATAGTTACTCAAGTTGTAGATGGAACTAACGTAATCGTTGCAACTAGAGCTCAGGAAGGAACAGTTGCAATGAGTCATAGTGTTGGTGATGTTGTTAGAAGAATCATCAAACATGAGACACAATCTGTTGTAGTTGATGCTGAGATTAGACAAAGAAATGATGGTGGTTCTATTGTTGATTATCTCTCTGTAATAATAGAGAGAGGATATATCTCGCAGCAGAAACTAGACTATAAGCAATGGTTGAGATTTAGAAATACATCTACTGGCACTGAAATTCTAACAGCTGTAAATGGTAGATTATATGGTAAGATCCATTCACCCATCAATATGGATGAGCAGTTTGGTGATGGTGCTAAGTCATATAGAAATGGTAGTCTTGATGTAACCGATAACTTAACATTAACTGGTGGTAACTTCGTAATTTACGATAGTGTCAAACAGACAAAACTATTCCAGTTTGTTAACGATGATGGACATGCTGATCACTCAGGTCTAATTAACTGGGATGCTGGTGTGATAGCAAGAGGAGACCTCTTCTTATATCCAACATCTTGCCCAGAAAACGTTTTATTAGACTTAAATTGCACACCATCATTCTCAGTTGATAACTTAGGTAATGTAACTGCTAAGACAACACTAACAGTCACAGGTACTGCAGCAGTATCTCCAACAACTGATGATGTATTCTCAGTACAGAATCTAGGAGTCAATGGTGGTAGTGAGTTCACTGTCAAGCAAGATCGTTCGATTGATGCATTCGGTATCACAAACTTCGCCACATCATCTGGTGCAAGACATACAAGATACTTATCTGCAGCATCGCCAGAAGGTGATCTAGCATTGATTGCTAACATAGTTTACATGGTCAATGTTCAGAATACACAGACATTAATTGTTACACTACCATCAGCACCACAAACAGGTGATGTTGTAAGAATAATTGATGTAGGTGGTAACTTGAAATATGATACCACATTGGTTGTTAGAACTAATGAGGCTAGTGGACTACCAATACAAGGTGATCAATTAGGAACACTATTTGGAGATAGATTAACTCCATATCCATCTGGTGAACTTGTAGTTCAGACTCCTAATGCAGCATTTGCATTAATCTATCTTGGTTCACAAGATAACAATGGTCAAATAGGAATTCCAACCAGCGTACAAGGTTGGTGGTTAATGGAGGTATAATTAATGCCAAGTTACAACCGTATAAAAGCACAGAAAGCCAGTCCTATCGGCACAATCATGCCATGGACTGGTAGTACAAGTGAGTCAGCACTATCTCCAGATGGTATACCAAGAGGTTGGATAGTCTGTGATGGTGCTCAACTCAGAGCAAAAGATTACCCACTACTTGCACAGATATTGGGTAATGAATATGGTCCTATAGTAGAGCTTGGTCAACCTTTCGTTGGTATAAGCAATTCATATCCAAGTTATAATGATGATGATGTGTTTAATATACCACTACTGAATCAAACAGTTCCAATAGATTTAGAAGGTAACCTATTAAGTGGACAAGAATTATCAATTGTTGGAACTTATATTTCAGAAAATGGATTTGAGGGTGAGCAACCATTAGCAAACGTGCTGTCTTATATTGACGTACAATTTACAGCAAATGTTGAATCAGAACTAGCAGGGAAGATAAAAGGTATTAGTATTGAAGACCCATCATATTTTGATACTATTAGAACTGTGCGTAGAAAACTAGGTGTTGAACATACTGCTACACATACACATCCAAGACCAGAGGGTAGTTTTTATCCATCAGTAGAATTAGGAGGTGGTTATCTAGGACCATTTGAAGCTGGATATTTTGAGGTTGCAAGTTCAGAATATTCAACAGGATCAGACACGGGTGGTACCTCTGCTGAACCACTAGCAGATAGATTTGATCCTGGTACAGTTACATGGACTGCATATGATGAAGGTGCAAATTCTCTTCCAACATTGGGAGTTCACCGTCATTATGGTACAGATTCTGATGTAGTTCCAGTAGTACCAACAGTTCCTAGAGTAGTCAGAGCACATGGACAAACAATAGAATATCAAGATGACAATACATGTATAACAAATGTGCAACAAGGAGCAGTGACTGCTCCTTTCCCACCACCTGGCACATACTTAGGACAAAAAAACTATTATGCATCAGATCAAATTCCAATAGCAAGAAGAGGTAATGGTGCAACTCCTCCAACAAATAATAATACAGATTATTATGACTCAACTCCAGATGAAGTAGGAAGAGATTTTCCATATCCTACAACATTGAATCATCGGGGTGATGCTTTTACTTCTAATTCATTAGGATCTCATAATCATTTCACTATTGATCTTGCAATGACGACAGGACAGATGAATTTGCCTAGCACTTTACTCATAAATAATATGACTACTGGAAACTTAGAACCAATAGATGTAGATAGAGGATTAAGTGTACAGATTAATCCTAATACACCATCCTTAGTCGTACTGTATATTATCAGAGCATACTAATGGCAGTATTATACTCAAAAGAAAAAGGAAAGTTGGGAACTCTTACTGGTTCTATTATAAACTGGTCTAATCAGTTATCATCTGCAGATCCAGAAGATCCAACATTATATCAAACTCTTCCTGCTGGATATCTGAGATGTGATGGTGCAGTTTATGATGCAAGTATATTTCCAGAACTTGCTATTATTTTAGGCGTAGGTTCTAATTGTAGATATAAAAAACCAGATACAAATTTACTTGATAATCAATTTCAAGTACCTGATCTTGGTGCAAAGTCTACTAAAACATCATTCTCATCAAACTTAGGAGATTATCTTGATACTTATTTAAACAATGACGCAGGAGTAGAGATAACTAAATCTGGTATAGGATTAGATGTAAGCAGTAATATTGGTACTCAATTCACAATTCAATATCAAGGTAATTTTTTCTTACCATCACAGACAATAGAAATTACGGGACAACCTGGTTTTACCAAGTCTAGTGGTAATTATACTGAGGAAACAGAAGTATTACACACAGCATTTCAACCTCATGCTCATTTTCATGACGGTAAAAGATCAAGGATTTCAGCTAGTATTGGTAATGAATTTGGTTTATTTGGTAGAAACTCACGTAATTCTAAAATGACTTTGTGTATTATACCATGGGCAAATAATACTAACCAACCATTATGCCAAGCAGCTGCCTCTAAAATAGTTGCACAAAGACTAGCTGATGGTCCTAATAATGGAGATAGAACGCATCAGGTTCAATGTTTTAGTTTAAATCCATTTAGTAGTCCTCCTCCTGAACTTCACACATGGTTTAATGGTTGTTGGTCAGGATGTAACTTTAATGATACAGATAAATGTTTGATACCTGGTGAGATTCCAGAACAAGACTTACTAGGTGGACTAACAGGAAATATATTAGAATTTGAATGTTCTGATGATGGTGCAAAACAACTTACAGGATATCCCATTTATAACTCTCCTGGAGGTCTGCCAGGTGCATCACCATCACAGTGTGGTAATATTACATATACTCCTGAGATGTCTTGTAAAACTGAAGACAAGTGTGGTTTTGGTGGTGCTGAATGCCATCAATTTGATAGTGCAATTACAGGTGTTGGTGTAAATGGTAATAATTTAGCATATGCAACTTTACCAGCAAACTATACACCAGATTTGGTTCCACAAGCAACTCAAGTTCCATTTGATGGAACAGCAAATAGGATTACGTATGGTGCTCTTAATAATGTTATCAGTGATGTTGAGGAATTTGGTGGTGATTGTGTACACAAACATTTAGTTCCTTTTAATCAAGATCCACACACATATCAGGTCGTAACAAAACCAGCATATATTCCTGGTGGTGACATAACATCAACAATCAATATTGATGTTAATGAAGAAAATAAAGCAGATGGTTACATACAACCATTTCTAGTCCAAGAATTTTTAATTAAGTATTAAGATGGCAACATACAGGAATTCATACACTAATTATTATTCTGACAAAAGTGGTAACCACTCTCCTGTCGGATCAATTCTTCCTGTCTTTGTTGGCACTGATCAAAAGATATTAGGTGAAGATCCAGAATACACATATCCACAACATTTATATTGTGATGGGCAAGAATTATTAATTCGTGACTACCCAGAATTATACAGCATCATAGAAAATAGATATGGTGGATCTGAGAGTGCAGAAGTAACTCAAGCAGCTCAACCTGGTGGATTGAGAAGATCATATATGATAAACAATAAAATGTTCTTCCAATTTTATTATGATCCTACAAATAACAAGGCAAATTTAAAACTACCATATCCATATGGTTCAGTGTTTAGATTTTCATTAGATCAAAATCAAAATGTATTTGGTGGATTTCCAAGTAATGGTATATTCAATCAGAATACATTCTATTCATTAATACAACCAACAGAAAATGTTAGTTTATATGAACAACAAAATGAATTTGCATATGAACTAGTATTTCCAAATAGTGTTGATTTAACAACTATTAACGCAGTAGATTATACTAAAAATTTCGCATCTGGTTCTGGTAATTTTTCATTTACTGTTACTAATACAGGTCAAACTTCATGGACTATAAACGGTACTGATAGGAATGGTGCTGTTTCTGGTAATAATCCCACTCTCAATCTTGAAGATGGTGATGTAGCTCAATTTTCTGTTACTACAGATGACAATCATCCATTTTTAATCAAAACTGTTAGTAGTACTGGAACTAGTGATCAACTTCCAGAAAAAACTCTTAATAATGCATATGGTGTAAATGGAAATGGTGCTGGTTCTGGTGGTGCGGGACAAACTAATAGTGGCACAGTAACACTTTACACAAATACTTTAAGTCCAACAACTCTTTATTATAATTGTCAGAATCATATTGCGATGAGTGGATCAATTGCAATTGCTGCTTCAACAGGTGGTGCTGACACACATCCAGTTATAATAATACAGAGATCATTTTCTTTAAGAGATTATCCATATAATATTGGAACATTTAATTTACCAGATTATAGAAACAGAAAGATACTTGGGTTTGGTAATGTAAACGGACCAGGAACAGCTACTCCAGAGAACGCAGTCAACAACTTTGTTGGACAGACTGGTGGACAGTGGTATATTCCTAAAGATACATTGATTGATAGTGGTGAGTTTTTTGTTATCGGTGATGTTAAAACTACAGGATATACTAGTATAACTGCTGACATATCTGCATATATTACAGGATCTGTCAAGTATCAAATAGGACCTATGGATGATTATGTTTTTCCATTCCCTCCTACACACAATCATAGGATATTGTCTGTAGAAGTAGATGAGACAAAACTAGCAGAATTAGGACCTACAGAGGTTGATAGGTATGCAGTCAATTATATTAATAGTAGAGCAAATATTAATGTATTTGAACCAAATGGTTCTGCTGGTGGTGCACTTGGTCATTCACATGGTTTGATTGGTGTACCATTACAGAACTCACAGACAGCAACTTATGGTAATACCAATGGTATCGGTGAAACAGCAGGAGATACTGGTGATGCACAATATCAATACATGGTATCAGAATCAGCAAGTGTAAATGTCACTTCAATGACATATGATGCTAATACTGGTTATATTACTATCAACACAGATGGTGCACATAACTTGTCAGTAGATGACATAGTAACTGTTAATGGTGCACAACCATTAGACTATAGTGGTAATTTCACAATAATAGCACCTGGATTTGGAGCTTCTAGTTTTAGTGTAGAACCAAGAACTGGTGAGATTCCTGCATCATCCCCTGCTACAGGCACCATAACAGTAAAATTAGCAAATGGTTATTTTGCAGAAACAGAGGTAATAGATCCACCAAAAGCATATGTTGTTGACACTAGTACAAGGATAGGTGGAAAGCAAGAAATTTTTGATATACCTGGCGATGCTATTACTATTAAAGAAGTCACACTTGATACTCCAGGTTCAACAGTTATAACATCACCTCCTTCTAGTGCGGGAGATGTTACTGGAATGTATATTACAATGCAAGCACCAGGCGGTGGTGGTGCAGACAGTGATACTGATGGTACATCTGGTGGATATTCTGAAATAGGTATTACAATTGATGGCGCATTCTATACTATTAAATGTTATGGTGGTGGCGGTGGACAAGCAGGAAATAATGGTGGTGCAGGAGGAGCAGGAGGAGTTCTAGAAGTTCCTGCAGCATTATTGAATATGAATGGAATTTCAGTCACAGAAGTTCCTGGTGGTGATGGAGCTAATGGTGGTGCGATTGGTAACGGTGGTGGTAATGACGCATTAGGTGCAGTAGGATTTGGTGGAGGTGGAAATGGAACTGCTCAAGCAAAAGAACAAGTAGTAAATAATCCAGAAACTCAATATAATTCAAATGGATCATATCAAATACCAGCAGCATCTGCTAGTGAGATTTCTAGAAGTATAACAATTCAAGTCTCAGGTGGTGGTGGAGGTCCTGGTAATGCTAACTCAGGATCCAACTGTTCATCTACATGGACTAATTGGCCAACCTCAACAACAGGTAAAACTGGTGCAAATGGTGGTTATGGTGGTAAAGGTGCATTATTAACTGGTACAATTACTGCAAACGTAGGTACTTTTAGTTGGGAAATAGGTCAGGGTGGTGTAGGTGGTTTCAACACTAGACAAGGAAATACTTCTGGAGGAACGCCAGGTATTGACCCTGCTACAGGAAATCCTTGGGACAATTGGCCAGGTGGTATCGGTAATGGTACAGAACCTGGTGGTGACACTCCTAGAGTTGGTGGTGCATCAGGATGTCTTTCAGGACGTGGAGCTCGTGGAGCATGGGGAAATGGTGCTACTGCTGGTTCTGGTGGTGGTGTTACAGGTTTTTATTATAATGGAACTCTAATCGCTGGTGCTGGCGGTGGAGGTGGTGGCGGAGGATCAGGTGGTGGTTTCAACGGTAGTGGAACTACTGATGGTTGCTATCCTGGTGGTAACTCAAGAGCAGCTGCACAGGGACTTATTGCCACATCTTCAGTTTTAGACGTTGCTAATGGTAGTAATGGTTCACCAGGTGGATGTACAGCTGGTGGCGGTGGCGGTGGAGGATCTGCCTGTGGTGTCATCAACCAAGCAAATGGTGGTGAAGGTGGAACTGCTGGTGTCGGACATAATGGTAATGGTGGTGGATCAGGTGGTAGAAGAGGTATATCAGCATATAGAACATCATTTTGGGATGGTGGTGTATCTCTAACAAACAATGGTTCAGATCCAACAGATGATGGATATGTAAAAATACAACTTACAACTGTAGATCAATATTATGATGCTGTTGGTGGTGGTGGCGGACAAGGTGCAGGAGCAATTCTAGGACTGAATGGAGTAAACGCTACTGTTACAGTTAATTTACAGAATCCTGGTCAAGGTGGTGGTGATGGTGGTGATGCCCTTCCATCACCCAATGGAGGAAAAGTATACGTACAATACTTCGGAAGAGAAGAAGGAACATCTGTGCCTGGTGATATTACTGTACCAGCAGGAAAATATTATGAGTGTGATACCAGTGGAGATCCACAAGGATCACCATTTGATGGTAACATCTGGCAATCATCAACAGATGATGACATCAGAGAAGCTCAATTTGGTCCAGGAACAGGAAATAATACTGGTTTTAGTGGTGGTAATGCCATACCATTTAATACTCAAGGAAAGATAACAAAGTACATACCATTTACAGGTGAAGCTGAAGACGCAGGTGGTAAAAGACAATTAGAGGTAGGAACACTTGATCTGACAGATGTCAATACACTTAGATTTACTGTAATCAGAGGTAGTAATGGTAATGGTGGAGAGAATCCAGATCAAGCATTAAATGTATTCTATAAGAAAGGATCATCTAACAATGTCACATTATTCAGTCAAATATTATTAGCAGCTAATAGTACGTCAACATGGCAAACAATTGATCTTGCTATTGCTGAAGGAGATCAGCTGAGAGCTATGAATGTAACTTTAATTTTAGAACAGGATCGAGGACCTGTATATCAGACAGCAGCAGGATCTATTGATAACTATGGATTAGGTGGTATTACATTATTCTATGCTCCAAGAACAGTTACTACATTTGTATCTACTGGTGGTGCAACGTTGCTAGGAAACTTAGACATAGGTTCTCAACCTATTAATTCTGATGATGGTATTGATCAGGTAAGAAGAGAAGTATCAGCAGTTGGTGCAGCATTAACAGTAACAGATGGTACATTTACAATGTCATCATCTACACCCATAACTACACTTGCAAGCGTTTCTGCAGAGAAAGACATTCCTCTCATCACTAAATACCATAGGGTAAAATATTTAATTAAGGCGTTATAAATGGCAACTATAGCATCACCATCAGAAACATCACTATACTTGAATGCCTTTGACAAGACCATTCAGTGTGAAGGCGTGATGAAAACAATAGATGATGATTATTGGACTAGTGATATAGTTCCAATATTATATCCTCTATGGGATTCAGACAAAGACAAGTTAGAACTATTTGTGCAATACAAAGATGGTTCTAATAAGATGAATAAGACTAAGTACCAACGTAATCAAAAGACTGGTGAATATAAATGGGTATCATATCAATTTGATACATCACCATTTCCAACAGAGATAAGTGATTTATATAATAGAATAGTTGATAAATGGACAGAATATAGACAGGGACAAGAAAATGATTTAGAACGTGCATTAGAGGCATCTTTCTCTCAGTCAACAATACTTAACTGGACTAAGGTTTCATTGATAAGAAACTTTTTATTAATGGACAGTGACTGGACACAGCTCGGTGACGCTCCTATATCTACAGAAGAAAAAGCAAAGTGGGTAACATATAGACAGAAACTAAGAAATATACCACAAGATCAAGCAACGATTGCTGCTAACTCAGTAGTATTTCCAATCACACCAACAAAACATACTAAATTAGGTGATGGAAAAACTTATCTTGATGATGTAACACATTTTTATACTATACCACAGTCAGTGTATAGTAAGTTCTCAACTAGAATTGTGACATATCTCTCAATTGCAATAGGTACAGCATCAATAGATGAAATGCCTGTTAACTTTATAACAGCACCTAACATGGCAACTGGATTAACCACTATTAAGCCAAGTACAGGTTCTGATGAACTTGATGAGATACTCAAGATGATTGACGCAGGTGACTTCGGAGAATAATTATGCCACTTATAACATTAAATCCTAAGTCAACTCCTATGTTGATTGCTGACTACGCAAAGTTAAGCAATAAATTTATATTGGTAATTGATAACAGTAAATATCATACACTTGCAGCAGATAAAAAAGCAACTGTATTAGCATACTATGATGACATCATACCAGAGGCAGAGATTGATAGAATATTTGAACTAGAGCACATATATTATTATTTTGATCAAGAATTAGCAGCAACAGACGCTGCATTTGATTGGTTTCCACAACCACAGAATGTACCAGATGCAGATCATTATATAAAAGCATACGTTATAAGACCAAATGGTACAATACCATACGAGAACGCAGATCCTACACCACCAGGTTGACAATCAGGTAATATATGATAGAATAACAGCAGTCGCATAATTATATGCTGGAATTTTGTTATGACCTCAACTATAAAGAGCTTGATTTTACAGACGAGGAAACTCGTAAACTTTATCGTATTGGAAGGGGAGAGCAAGGAGTTTTATTGGTTCGCCCTTATACTGACGATATATGTGCTCATTGGAGATTTAAGACTCCAAAGATTGCAATGATGTCTGCACATACTATCTTTGACATGTATCTAGACTATCTTGAACAACAAGATTTCATAGGTATGGATATGTGTCGTAAGTTTCTTGAGATGGGATTTACTAGATCAAGGAGATATGCCAATCATAGAAACGGTAAAAAGTATGATAAAAAAGGTAATATAATACCCCAAGAACCAGATCATGCTACTTGTGATTTTTCTAAGTCTGCTAGAATATTTAAGAATGTTCGTGATATGGTTGCAAAAAATGACATATATGTTAAAATGAGAAAAGAATGGAGATCTAATGAAAGTACCTACGCAACCAGAGTTGACACACTTGCAACTACAAGCAATGTTAAGAGATCATTCTATTCCAGAAGACCAAATGAAGTATCTCGGTGAGAGAGAATATACATCAGAATTTTGTGCACACCCAGAGTATCATGGTAAACAAATGCCATGGTATTTAATTGGTGGTGAGCATGAAGTTCCAGTATGTGATATTCAAAACATAGATAGTGTTGGTGACATTTAAAATTAAAACAATGAAAGATCAAGCATCAGTAGGTAAGGAAAGTCCAGAGATCAAATATGATAGAGCACTTGCTCTATTCACAGAGTCAGTTCTAGCACCAGATCATAACTTAAGAGGTTGTGCTCATAACCAAGGATGCTATGATGAACTCATGGAAATAAGGACACATGTATTAGACTATCTCAAGACATTGAGAGAAGTTACACATCATACTAATCCAGATGAGAGTGATGAAATAGAAAGTGCAAAAGTTATGCAAGCTAAGTACATTACACCGCATGATAAAACAATGGATTTCATGCGTGATAATATACCAACTAGATACTAATGAAGACAGAAAAAGAGAGAATGCTTAAGGCACTCACACTTGTCAATGATGTTCAAACTCTCATACAAGATAATCAGTTTGAAAAGTATTTACAAGATCACCTTATTGTAGTAGAATATGAACTACAACGTCAATTATCCCTGATCAACGAAAATGAACGAAGAAGAATTCAAATTGGCAATCCAGAATATTCTGATGTTGCAGAACAACAATGATCACTGTTTTGTAAAATTACAAGAACAGATAGATGAAATCAAACAAGATATTAAAGATCTTAATGACTTGAAGACTATTTTTAGACTTCCTAGTCCAAGTAACAAAGATCGTAAACTTTTTGATGTAGACGATACTGATGAAGCAGAGTGATCTACACTTCAAACGAGGTGATCTCGTAGAGGTTGATGGATACACAGGATATGTTAACTGCATATGTTTCGCAACTAGATCACATCTACACCCACACCAACCAACTAGTTACTTTACTTTAACTGTTAAAGGAACAGAGGGGACAGTCAGATCAGTAAATATCTGTATCTTTGAGCGTCTCTGGTCAACAGTTAAACTAGTGGACAGTTAAGCTAGTGTCACATTGATTGTTGCACGTATTATTATATGCATTATAATATGTGTATACTAAACAGGTTACATTATGATCAAACTTGGTTCTAACGTCAAATCTAAGATACATGATGACCTTACTGGTCATGTTGTAGTATATCAACCACTCAACAACTATGCTGTTGTAATGACAGACATCATGGACTATGAAATGATGACAGTAGAGTGTTTCCTATCTGATTTGGAGGTTGCATGAAATACTATTACGATATTGTTTGGACAGATTACCAGTATGAGAATAATCTAACTACTATTCAAATGCAAGAGAAACAGCACGTTGATGCAATGATAGAGCGTGTTGAACACATGAAATGGCAGGATGAACAACGTGCCAAGTGGATGTCAGGAGACGAACCACAGTTTGTTGTACCTGCTGATTGCCCATTCTAATTATTATGAACAAAGTACCACTCACACATTCTCAAATCAGATACCTTATGAACCTGATGATGGGAGACTATCATTCTAGTCATACCAGACTATACAATCATCTTGAGTCACATTTACAAGATGATGAGAGCAGAGCAGCAAAGTTAGAGATCACAGTAGATCAACTTTACGCTCAAGAATCATAATACACACGGAATTTCCGTAAACAATATGTGTTGTGCCAGTTAAACTAGTGTCACATTAGTACTGCACAGCACTATTTTTGTGTGTATAATAATAGTATACAAACAAAGGAACACATGACTCATCCAACACTCACAGAATTTGAAGTATCGAACGAAGCACGCAAGTTAATTGCTCAGAACGTTCTAGTGTGGACAAATGATTTATGTAATGCACTCAAGCAGAACTACATCAACGATTCAATCAGGAGTCATGAGCGTTATCTTGCTACTGAATCAAACACTAAGTATCACACAGAACAAATTGAAGAGTTAAAGAAAGGTATCAGTGACTATAATTTCGTGATTGAGTCAGGTAGAAAGTACTACAAGATCATTATGGTCAACAATCAGCGCAGTGTACACGCATTTGTTGATAAGAGAACAGGAGAAGTATACAAGCCAGCAGGATGGCAAGGTC